ATCTGTGCAGGCAAGATCAAAGATCCGTCTGGCGTAAAAAGAAAAGACTTCAAAGGACCAAAGCCAAAAAGCAGTGGTACATCTGCAGCTGCTAGAAGAGTTCGCACATCTCCTGCGTCTGCAAGAGGTAGAAGAGTAGTTCGCAAGAGTGCTGGCGGATTTATAGAGGCGGGAGGATTTACATCAAGAAGGGCTAGATTGATAGATCGATGAGAAGCAATCCTAGGATACCAAGGAAGAAAGGTCAGCCTGCCAAGAGCAGAAAGCACAGCGACCTTTACACCGATGAGAATCCAAGAGGCACGATCACTGGTCTAAAATTTGCGACCATAGCTGATGCTAGAGCAAGTGTTGCTAGGATAAAAAGATCTGGGCGCACTCACGCTCACAAGATACAGGCAGCGGTTGCCATGGAACAAAGAGCAAGGGTAGCTAAGAAACCCGGTGCTGCTAAAATTTACAGACAATTTATTGATTCTCAGAAGAAATCATGAGTTTAAGAGAATGGTTTGGCAAAGGCCCAAAGGGCGACTGGGTAGATATTGGAGCACCAAAGAAAGATGGTAAGTTCCAAGCTTGTGGCCGTGCCAAAGTAAAAGGCTCGAAGCGTAAGTACCCTAAGTGCGTGCCCAGGGCAAAAGCAAAACAAATGACTGAGGCTGAACGGCGTAGCGCGGTGCAACGAAAGCGTGCCAAGCCACAAGGCGTAGGTGGCAAGCCCACTAACGTGAAAACATTTACCTCGCCCGCATCTGCAAGAGGGCGCAAAGTGGTGAGAAAATTTGAAGGCGGTGAAGTCCGTCGTAACCATAGGGGTTGCGGTGCCGTCATGTCTGATCGTCGCAAGAAAACAAGGTATTCGTAATGTTTAAGCGTTATGCCGAAGAGTTTTCAAACGGTGGCGCAGTGCGCAAACGAAAGCGCGACAAGATGCCGAAGCGTAACAAGAAGAACTTTCGCCCCACAAAAGAGGGCGCAGGCATGACAGAAGCTGGTGTAAAAGCCTATCGTAGGGCAAATCCCGGTAGTAAACTTCAGACAGCAGTGACGGAGGATAATCCCAAAGGGAAGCGTGCGAAGCGTAGAAAGTCGTTTTGTGCTCGATCTGCTGGGCAGATGAAGAAATTTCCCAAGGCTGCAAGAGACCCAAACTCAAGGCTACGACAAGCTAGACGTAGGTGGAAGTGTTGAAATGTCAGAGCTAACACAAGATTTAAGAGATAAAATTAAGCAAAGAACCTTAGAAGTTCTTGATCAACCAGGGTCAATGCAAAGGTTCGCGCCTAGCCCTCTAGCAACAATAAATCCTGCTTTTAGAAACATCACAAGCTTTCTCCCAACTGGGGCGCCAAATCCGTATGCAGGCGATTTTCAACAACAACGTACTCCCAGTGCTCAGTATGTCAATTATGAAAGGGCCGGACCAAATGTTGGAGGTCCGCTCACTAAACCTCAACCACCAGCTGGTTTTGTTCCAGCGGGCACACAGCCAGAGGTTATAAGGGTCTACCCAGACGGCAGTCCCGCACCAGACACAGTTGAAGATGAATTTGATCCAAACGACCCAGATCAGATTGAAAAAGCAAAACAAGAATATTTAGATGATATAAACAACGAAAGGATGGAAAGGGGTTTAGACCCTTATGATACCTTTGAAGACTATATGAATGCTCAAATAGGCTCAATTGGAATGTATGAAGGAGGGATAGCCTCCTTAGACCCCATGATGATGTCTGGAGGAGGCATCATGTCAACGCTAGGAAATATCGCGAGCACGATTGGGGGCGGTATTAAAAATTTTGGCACAGGCATGAAAGAAAACTTTCTAGCAAATATGGCTGGAACTGGCCCTTTAAGTAGCACTACCGACGAAAAGCGTCTTGAAGACATGACTCGTGAAGAACTTATTGAATATATTAAAACAGGAAAAAAACCTGGCCAATCTGGTGTTGGCTTTAGTCTGACTGATTTATTTAAAGGCAGGCCTCAAGGTGGAACTGCAGCACTAAGAGAAATGGGCGACTTGTCTCAACTAGGAATGGCCGAGGGCGGTGATGTTGACTTCCCTCGAATGAACGGCCCTATCTCTGGCCCAGGCACTGAAACATCTGATGATATCCCCGCCATGCTTAGTGATGGCGAGTTTGTTGTTAACGCAAAAGCAGTAAGAGGCATTGGTCGATTGAAGGGCGCTGGTAAGAGCAAAGCTGAACAACGCCAAGAAGGTGCTCGCATGATGTATGCTTTGCAGCGTGCTGGTGAGCAGGCGATGAGGAAAGCCTAATGGGTATCTTTGATTCAAAAACAAGAGAAGTTGAAACAGCCGTACCTGTAGTTCAGCCAAGTGCTCAACAAACATTTGCTGATCCATCGCAAGAACTAGCAGCAAGACAGCTTCAAGATCTCTACTTTAATCCCGAATACGGGATGATAACTCAGCCCATTCCAATACCAGTTCGCCAGGTAGCTGGGCTTTCTCCACTAGAAGTTCAAGCACGCAATTTGAGTCAAGGCCTTGGTGGTTTTGGTCAACAACTTTCCGAAGCACAAGACATGTTTCGGCAAGCCTCACAGGGCTTTGATCCAAGATCTGCAGGTATGTTTGCAGACCCTCGCGCTCGTCAACTTTATGAACAAAGTATCGGTGCTTATGACCCGCGCATGGGCTCTCAGTTTATGGATCAAGGCGCCAGAGCTATGCAAATGGGCGCTGCTAGCGGCATAGGTGATGCTGCAGGTGGCATCATGAGTCAGGTTGGCGGCGCTCAACTTGGTGCCATGGGGGCAACCAGGCGCGCTAGAAGACAAGTTGGTCAAGCAGGCCAAGCACTTGGCCGCGCTGGCAGGATGGGTATAGGTGCAGCAAGACAGGGCATTGATCGACTACGAGGAACAGGGAGGCAGTTTGATCCATCAAGCGTAAGCCGCTTCATGGACCCGTTCACTCAAAATGTTATCGATGCCCAACAAGCGGAGATAGCTCGCCTTGGTGAAAAACAAAAACTAGCTGCTGGCG